CTGTTGACTCATGGGCTATTGCAGATCGTATTTTATCTAGCCCCGGCAACACTCAAACAAGTGCTGCTGCTGCTAACCCAAATACGAATGCAATCAATGCTACTCGTCATATGGGAATGTTACCTGAAGGATATCATATCAATAGAAGGTTCACAGATACTACATCTTATTTTATTAAGACTGACGTACCAAACGGAGCTAAAATGTTTGTACGTTCACCTCTTCAAACTAAGATGGAACCTGACTTTGATACTGGTAATCTCCGATTTAAGGCAAGGGAACGATATAGTTTCGGTGTCTCCGATTGGAGAGGTTACTTCGGTAGTGCAGGAACTTAGGACTAAATGTGGGGGAGTAGCTTCGGCTACTTCCCTACTACTATAAGGAGAGATCATGAGTACAAATATTAAAGCAGCAATAGCAACTGGTGATGCTGTTCTCACGTTTGTAGAAAATGATGCAACTGTTGGAGATAATGGAACAGCCGATGGTAATAATCCATCTGTAACTCGTATACTGGCTGTTCATGCTGTAGCATCTGCTGCTGGATCATATTCTATAAAGGGACAAAGACAGATTACTAATAAAACAGCAGAAGGTACAGCTATTAAGTTTCAGGTAGCAGCTAACGAATCAACAGATATTTATATGGGAGAACTAGGTGTTCCTGTCTATGGTGTTGTTAGTGTATCTGGTCCTACAGATGGTTGTGTTCTTACAGCTTTTGTAGGTTAGTATGCCTAATTTTTCTTACTTAAAGACAGACTTAATTAATACGACTGAAAACGACTCTACAGAATTTGCAAGTCAAGTTTCTGCTTTTGTAAAGAAAACCGAATTTCGTATGATTAAAGATCTAGATGATTTTGGTTTAGATGAATATACAAATATATCTGTATCATCTGGCAATGCTGGAACTGTGTCTTTAAATGATAGAGTTCGTATTGTTCGTAATGTAAACTTTAAAGTAAGTACAGGAACAACAGTAACTAATTTACTTCCCAGAACAATAGAATATGCAAATGACTATTGGCCTGTTAGTGCATCAACAGGTACACCAAGATATTATTCAAGAAAAAATAATTCAAGTATTAAAATTGTACCTACACCAGTATCGGCACTAACTGTAGAGATACAATCTCAATCTCAGCCACTACCTCTAGCTTCTGCTACAGGTACAAGTGTTACCACTCAAAACTATTTCAGTGACTATTGCTATGAAGCTCTCTTTGCAGGATGCATGGTAGAAGCTACTATGTATATGAAAGATTGGAATACACTTAACGTATGGCAGAATGAATATCAAAATTCAATTATTAAATTAAATAATCAGGCTAGAAGGACAAGACAGGATGATATGGCTGTAGCTGCTTCACCTGCTGGTGGTCCTGATACCATAGCACAAGGAGCATCATAAAATGGCAAGTAAAAAGTTACAAGATTTACAATTTGAATTTGATGGTTTATTAAAAGGTGTAAAAAGAAAAGAACAACTTAAAGGTTCTAAAAGTAAGTTTTATCCAGTATTTAAAGCTAGAGGAATGAAACCTTTAAAAACTGGAGGTCCAGTTGTAAAAGCTAAATTTGGTACTAGTGGACTTTTAGCTGGTATGGCTGGTATAGGTAGTGGTGCTAAAGCAATGGCAAAAAAACCTAAAAGAAAAATAATAAAAAAGAAATCAAAAAAGAAACCATTTGATCCTGCTGAAAGATCTGCTAAAGATGCTTATATTATAGGTGGAACAGGCATTGCTGGTATAGGAGGAGCAGCAACATTAGGGCATAAAGATGCAGTAAAAAAATCTAAACAAAAAAAAGAAGGAAGATCTAGGAATATAGGTGGTAAAGATGTTTCTAAAATGCCAATAAAGAAAAAAGCAAATGGTAGTTTAGTAGGTGGTCAAAAAAAATTAGATGTAAATAGAGACGGTAAAATTACTGGTTCAGATTTTAAAATGTTAAAAATGAATAAAAAGAAATATGGTGGTAAAATTAACTATCGTATGAAGGGTGGTCAGGTTGTAGATGCAGGATATGATTAATGGTTAATCGTTCCAGTATTCCGAAACAAATTGAAAATTCTGGCAAAAATAAACGTAAAAAGAAACGTAAAAAGAAAGCTGGTGTGCAACGATTATCTGAGTGGATAACTGACCATTCACCTGAGAGGAAGATGGTAAAGAGTTTTGTGCTAGACTTTAATAAATGGGTTTCCAAGAAGTTTACTCAACAAACTAGTGGTGAGGATATAAACCCTCAAACTAAAGAAACTGAAGGTAAAAGAAATCCGGTAGAGTTTGATGCTAAACCAAGTGAGACAGCGGACTTAGAACAAAAGGATATGGAAGAACGAATCAAGTTACTAGATGAAAAGGATGATTCTAGAGATTCAAGACATAAAGATTCTGGGAACGCTTCAATAGCTGCACCTGCAGGCTTAGAAGTGCAACTAGCAACCACCTGGGAATCTGGAGGTTATACTTCTGATTCATTAAAGCAAGGCTCAGATAAGGATAAAGAACAAGGAGATGTCGAGGAACTTGACGACTCTGACGATAAACCAAAACTAGTCAAAATGATTGGTGAGGATACATATAAAAAGTTAGGATTATAGATGGCACATTTATATAGCAACCTTTGTTTGAAATGTAATGGGCATATGTATTTAAATCAAGATGATGACCTACAATGTATTATTTGTGGAAAGATTTTGGTGAGAACAGTAAGGAGGAATTATGATTCCAGAGCAGGCAAAATCAGAGATAATAAGAAGAAAAAAGTTGGGAGCAACTTGGACGGCCATAGCAAAGTGGGTACAAGAAGAGTACGCAGTTCAAGTGCATCGAACAACGATTCAACGCTGGTACGACAGCGAGGTATGGGAGGAGCAAGAGGGCTCCATTCCAGAAGATAGTCTATCTGAAAGAATAAAGCTAGACAAAAAACTTGCTACACATAAAGGTGAAGCTGTTTTTTACAAAAAGCTATATCAATCTTCTTTAAAGGATAATGCTAAGAAAGAAGTAATTATCCAAACCATTCAACAATACACTAAAGCATTCCCAGCAGTTCCTCTTCGTCATTCTGAAAACACAAAAAACAATCCTTTTGGTGACCAAAAACAAATCATGGTTACCCCATTATCGGATACTCACATAGGAGAACATGTATTCAAAGAGCAAATGCGTGGCTTGAATGAGTATAACTTTGAGATATTCAATAAACGTATGTATGGTTGGGCTAATCAAATACTAAAGCATGCCGCATATCGAAGGCAAATAGCTCCGGTAGACGAGTTGATTATACCTATGTTAGGTGACATGATTAGTGGAGATATACATGAAGAGTTAGCTAGGTCTAATATGGCTAACTGTATGGAGCAAATGATTAGAGGAGCTAGTATTATTGGACAAGCTTTGATGTATCTAGCACCACACTTTACAAGAATTAGAGTTCCTTGTGTAGTTGGTAATCATGGAAGGATGACAAGAAAGCCGCCTATGAAAGATAAGTATATGGATTGGGATTATATGTTGTATCAATGGGTTGCATCTTTTTGTATGAACCAGAAAAACATAGAGTTTCATATTCCTAAAAGCTTTATGACTACATTCAAGATACATGACAAAGTAGTTCTTATAACTCATGGGGATTGTATCTCAGGTGCTGGAAGTAGTGGAGCTATACTAAACTCTATAACTAAACTCCGAAGCGTATTTCAATTTAGGAAAAACTTACAACGAGAAATAGAAGGTGCTCTTGATGAAGACCTGGAGCAAGAGTTTGATAGTGTTATGATAGGACACTTCCATCGTATTGACGAGTTAGATATAGGTACAGGTGAACTACATATATGTGGGACTATGAAAGGTCCTGATGAGTTTGCCCTACAAAGACTACAAGCAGCAACTAAGCCTAAACAGTTAGTCACTTATTGGCATCCACAGTATGGATATGTAGGTAAAGATATTATCTATTTGAATAAATATGATTCTAGTAAACGTCATTTTATAGATAAAGTTCCAGAACATTGGTCAGAATTAATTAAGACTTAAGTATAATATCTTATGTCTATAGATTCACAACTACAAAACGCTATAACTAAGTTAGAGCGTGATATTCAAGAAGAGCTACAAATGATAGCTTTAGAAACTTTTAATACTGCTCAAGGCTTGGTTCCAGTAAAGTCAGGGCAATTAAAAGACTCTGGAAATTATAATGTTACATCTGCTAACTTTACTATTGAATACTCCGCTCCTTATGCAGAAAGTGTTTATGACCCAATTCAATTTCCTAGACCAAAAGAAACTCAACCTTATGTGATGGATATAAAAAGGGATTTCATTAGGAGACTTCCTAGTGGAAAAAAGGTTAGAGTAAGGAAACACAAGAAGACTTTTTCTACTATAGCAGAAAGACCTGTCAAAGTTGATAGAGATTCTTGGCGAGTTGTAAATGTGAATGAGACTACACGAGAACCAAACAGGTGGATAGACGATGCTTGGGCTATTGTGTACAACAAAATGGATTCAGATGAAAAAGAAGTTTTCGATGAAAACGTCCAGATAAGATAAGGAGGTACCCAAAATGGTAGATGTAAGTAAAATTACACCCACACAAGAATATATAATAGAAAGACACGCTAGAATGGTAGGAAAGGTTTTAGATTTAATAGAAGCTTCTCTTCCAGAAGGCAATCAATGTGACAAATTAAAGAAGCTTGTTCAAGTTTCTTTGTACGATTTTCGTAACGAAATGATACAACTAGACTCTAAAGGCTTACCTAAATCACAATAATTATAGGTAGTCATAATATAAAATTCATTTTTTCGTAGGATTTTTGAATTTGTTTAGTATAATGTAGTAACGTTTAAATATAACGTGAATTCAACGCTATAATATAAGGTCGGAGGTGGCTTAGACCAACCTTTTTTGTAGAAGAGAATATTTATAAACAGGCACATAGGAGGAAAAAAACTATGGCAGAAATAAATGAGCGACTCGAAAAGCAAATGGAAGGTACTAACCTTGCACTTGCAGCTGTGGCTGAAGTTCTTCAAAAGATGGACGACAGACTAGCTAAAGAGGAACACGATGCTATCGCTAATGCGGAAGCTAGTGCTGCAGAAGCAGCTAAAGCTGACCTTGTGAAATCTGTTGCCTCTGAAGTTGTAGCTCTTCTTAAAGAAGGTGGAGACCAGGGAATGGACGTTTCTGGAGATGACAGAAAAGCACAATCTACAGGTAAAGGTCCACAAGACGCTGACGACTCAGAAAGTGCTGCTAACGTAGCAACTAAGATTGAGGACCAGCAAAACACAATTCAAGCTGCATACCATGGGGATGAAGACGATGACAAGAAGGAAAAAGGTATGTACAAAGAAGATGATGATGACGAGGATGGAAGTGAGAAGGCAATGAAGAAGGATGACGATGACGATAAGGCAGACGACATCCCAGAATCAGAAGAGAAGGGTATGGACGATGATAAAGATGATGATGACATGGAAAAAATGCAGAAGCAATTAGCGTCTTTGCAAAAACAACTTGCAGAAACACAATCTAACATGCAGAAAGCTATCCAGTCTGAATCAGAGGACAGACTAAGAAAAATGGGATTCAGAGAGGAAAATGGTCTACAAGCTCCACAGCAAATTGGTCTTGGGGTAGACTCAACAACACCTATTCAGAAATCCACTGCAGTGGACACACCAGACCAACTAGCAGAACTTTCTTATTCTGAACTTAGAAACATGCAACACAAAATAGAATCTGGGGACACCGATGGTCTTCCTAGAGAACTATTAGGATAAACAAAACAAACTATAGGAGATTACAAACATGGCTAACCCAAGTTTAAGTGAATATCTTGCACAGTCTCAAAGAGGTCTGTATCAGTCTGTATTCGGTCCAGAATACCTTCAGAAACAAACATACTTCACAGTAGACACTGCTACAGGAATATTCAACACAACATATGGAAGAAAAGTTTGGCAAGCACTAAACAACCAAACTAGATTCTTCAACGCTATCCCAAGAGTAGTTTGGGGTAACACAGCTGGTTGGAGGGTAAGAACTGACAGAGGTTCTAGCCGTTCAAGACCAGTAACTGAAACTGGAAGTTTGCCAACAGTTGACGTTTCCAACATAGAAACAATTTCTAGTTTACCTAGAATCGTTTCAACTACATTCGGTGCTTCAGTGAAATCAGTATTCACTGCACAGCTAGAAGGTGGTGTTGGTGATGTTCTTGCGTTGGAAAACGAAAATGCTCAGTTAGACCACATCAAAGAAATGAACGAAGAACTTCTAGCTGGTTCAGCTTACTTGACATCAGCAGGTTCTGCAACTTCATTCACAGTTCCAGCAGCAATTGCTAAGAACTTCAAGATTGGTGACGCAGTAGCTCAATATGACGTTTCTGCTACAGGACATGACAGAACTTCTGGTTCCGTTATTTCTGCAGTGAACACTTCATCTGGTGCAATTACAGTTGCTTCAGGAACTACATTCGCTGACGGTGACGTAGCTTACATTTACAACAGAGCAGGTTTAACATCTATTGATGATATTATTTCAGAAGATGGAGCCGCTGTTGGTGGTGGAGAAGCTAGAACAAGAGCTTATGACCTAACTCTAAATGATAGAAGTTCAGGAAACTGGAACGCAGGTGCTTCTGTTTCTTATAACTCAGGAACAGGAAGAGCTCTAAGTCTAAACTTACTAGACACAGCAATCCAAAAAATCAGAGAAAATGGTGGAGAACCAAAACTAATCCTTTTGGGACACGACCAATACTTCAACTTAGAAAGATTGCTTAACAGTAACCAAAGATACTTAGGACAGGAAGAGTACCAAGTTGGTGTAGGTTCTGAAAGAACTTTCCCCGGTACAAGAACTGGACTAGTATTGGCTACTTACCAAGGTATTCCAATTATCCCAGACGCTGACACACCTAAGTCTGTATCATCAGCTGATGCAGTTCTTGGTTCAAACGTTTACGTTTTGGATACTGACTACCTAGAAATCGCTGTTGCTCAACCTACACAGTACGTAGAGAACAGAGATT